CGCCACCACTAGATATTGTAAGAGCATCATGTTCTAGGGTGAAATTAAATATTCGCTTGCGAAGACCCTATGGGTTAGTTTGGTGAAACTTTTAAATAATCACATAGCTCACATCCTCATAGTTGAATCCGCCTATGAGGCATTAAAATGGATTGCTGTAACACAACCCCCTTTTATTGTCCAACCAACTTTGACTAAGTCCCTAAGCTGTGGAGACTTAGTTTTAAACGTTGAATTGGCAGATGCACAGCACAATGCAATTCACTATATCTGCGAATCTGATAATGTTGAGATGGACTTAGGTCTACCTCACAATGAAGAAAAAGCAGAAAATTTACACGATGTCGTAGGAGCAGATGTTAATGAAGCACATGTTGGAATGTCTTCTTATGTAAATACCGGCCAAACGGTAGTAAGAGATATAAATAAATTCTTAGAACGTCCTATATTAATAGATCAACAAACCCTTCCATTAGCGACTGCATTTTCTTATACTTATAAAATATGGGACTTACTCTCTACTAATGAGCGTATACGAAACAAATTTGAAAAATTTGCATATTTTATGGGTGACATAGAAGTAAACATTGCAATATCTGGTACACCTTTCCATTATGGAAAGATCTTGGTTTCTTATCAACCATATCCTACCGCTAATGCTTCTTTGCAAGCCCTACTACAACGGGTATCAGTTAACCCGTCCTTTATGCCTTTGCTAATGTCTTATTTATCGCAATCTAGAGCTTGTAAGATATTAGATGTTAAGGACAATCAACCTATGACTATAAGAATACCGTTTATTTCATATAAGCCTATGTGGCGATTGTTTAATGATGATGCTTCTGTATTAGGAAGTGCGTCCTATGATGATTTTGAAAATTCAGGTAGTCTATTCGTTTATAGTTTGAATGATATTAACTCTGTCTCTACTAGCCCCACAGATGTCGAAATGACGGTTCGAGCTCATTTTGTTGATGTAAAATTGGGAACATTAACAGGTACACATTATATTGCAGAATCGGAAAATGATGAGACTAAAACAGGCCCAATAGAGAAGTTTTTCTCTGGTTCTAGCAAAGTTGTATCCAAGTTGAATGCTATTCCAGAAATAGCCCCGTTGTCGGTTCCTACATCAATAACTTTAAAAGGTCTTGCGGGAATTGCATCATATTTTGGATGGTCTAAACCCGTTTTGGATGAAAACAGATCAACCTTGAAGCCAGATGGCTTTCATAATGGGATGGTCACAACTCTAAATGATACAGTGAAAGTTATGGGAGTTGATAAAAAACGGTCCTTGGAAGTATCTCAAGGCATGTTCGGAGCGAACGAAGATGAACTGTCTCTGGAATATTTGTCTAACAGATCTTCATTACTTGGTACGTTTACTTGGAGTAATTCAGACACTCCTATGTCTTCACCAATTGCGAGATTTCCCGTCTCTCCAGGCCTTTCTACTCACGTTAACATTTTACAGGATTTTGTACAGCCTACCCCTCTAGCTTTTGCATCTTTTCCTTTTGTATATTGGAGGGGGGAAATAGTTTTCACCTTACAATTTGTTGTTTCAAATTTTCACCGAGGGAAAATTGCTATAGTTTATGAGCCCAATCCCTCACAAGATTCTTTGATATCGGCGAGTTTTAATCTCAATGAGCAATACATGAAAATTGTAGATCTTCAAGAGGTACAAAATGTAACTTTTTGTGTTCCCTGGGCATCAGATTTTACGTGGAAAAGGACTGCTACCCAGTATTTTACCGATAATGCGGTAGGTTCTTATGAAACTACAAATGGTGTTTTATATATAGTGCCATATACAACATTACAATCCCCAGATGATTCTGTAATTGCTGTTAATGTCTTTATACATGGTAAGAACATGCACTATGCAGTTCCTTACCAGTGTACTCAAGATAGATCGGCATATACAGCAGAGGCAGAAATTGTTGAAGCTTCCCAAATGTATTTTGGTTTTGATTCTAAGTGCTATGAATTGAATGAAAGTACTGCTACAGATGATAATATTCATTTGACAAACTTTGGCGAAAAAATATCTAGTTTTAGAAGTTTACTGAAGAGGTACCACGAGTTTGGCAAATTAATATACAGTGCAGCAGATACCTACACAAAGGCCAATATCCCAATCTATCCCAGAATCATTAATAATTATGGGGACTCTCCTTTTAGTAGTGTACACTTGCTTTCCTATTTGCGATTGGCTTATTTAGGGATGAGAGGCAGCATGCGACAAAGGGTTAAATTTTCGAACTTGCGCGGCAACTTGACTGTTGATCATATCAACGTTGTTTTAAATCCGCCCAAATCTGGCTCTCCTAGTTATAACATTGGCTCTACGTTGTTGTACAACTCTATTCCTTTCCTAGGAGGAGTTACATATTTAACTGGCGTCAATGGTGCTGTAGAAGTGGATTTGCCATTCTATTCAAACAATTTTTGGGTATTCTCCCAAGATTCAGATCTTACTGATATTACCATGGACAATACCTTTATCAAGGATTATTTTGTATCTGTAAATAGTCTTGACACTGCCGCCTCTTCAACTAGCGTAACTTTGACTATGGTCAACGAGGCTGCTACAGGGGAAGATTTTAATTTGCACTATTTTACAGGAGCCCCTCCTTATAATGTTTAAGTGTAAATTAATAAAATAGAGATTTCATACTCTATTAAATAAAATTTGAAGGTTTTGATATTTTCCGAACATAAAAGTATCAAGTGTGGTGTACCTTGGAACCCTCGGCACACTTTAAACACATAGTATTAAAATATGAATAATTATTATTCAGACCGTAGAAGGCGGTATAGCAAACTTATTCAATTAGATTGAACCTTCAGTTTTTA